TCGAGTGACCGGGCAAGCCGGGGGCGACGTGGGGAGGGGATACACGTCGCCACGCCCGGCCGCCCGGCTCAGTCCCCGCGTATCCGCCAAAGGTCACGCTGCTCCTCAAGCCGTGCAATCTGCACGAGGAGCCGCTGACGCTCGGCCAGGAGCCGCATGACGTCTGCAGCGACCGTCCCGGCGGTGCCGGTCCATGACGGCTGGCCGGCACGCCGGGCTCTGTGCTCGATGCGTGCGATGTCGTCGGCGGTCAGTGCGAGTAGCTCAGCCATCGCCTTCCTCGAAAAGCACGATAGCCAATAGGCTATAGGCCGCCAGGTCGAGGAGCGTGTCACGCACTCCCTCGTGGACGAGCCGGCCCGTTTTGCAGTACGTGCGGAGCCGCTGCACCTTGTCCGCGATTCGCACCATGCAGCCCCGCCACGCTTCGATGTCCACGTAGTCGGCACCGTGCCTGATATTTGCCAGTGGGTCTTCCTCCGAGCCGTAGTCACGACTCTTGCTTCGGTGCAGCTCAGCCATCTCGTCGAGCAGCTCAAGGAAGCGGCGGCTCGACGGGTGCGGGGCAAACCGCTCCACCACCTCGGCAGCGGTCCAGCCACGCTCACGAATCGGATCTGGCTCGTCGTATGCCTCGTGGTCCTCGGCCAGGACCGGATGCTCGTCGTCGCCGTCCTGGCCGCAGAGACGGCGTTCGACAGCGGCTCGCAGTGCGGCGTTCTTCTCTTCCATCGTCAGCGTCGCCATTTGTTCTTCGATTGTGCTCATGAGCTGCGAACGTCTCCGTGCTTCGAGATGCGTAGGTTGTCCACGTCGAAGCTACCGGACTTGTCCACGCTCACGACTGCAAACCCCCAGTTCCACTTGTTCATCCTGGCGTACTCGGGCGTGAGGTCGCAGAGGCAGCCGGTCGACCAGCAAAAGACTTCCTTGTGCCACATATCGGATTCGGCATGTCCGCTCGTCCGGTGGCCGTGCCCCTCCAGCACGGTGTGGTGCAACCGCAAAAAGGCACCTCGAGCTTGGTTGACCGGCGACGAGATGCCTTTGCCCTTCTCGTGCCCGTGGAGCACCGGAAGCTCACCGCAGAGAATCGGCCGCTGGTTGTCGACGAGCTCGATGCCGTGGTCGTCAAAGTCGAGCCACCTGTCGAGCTGCATCCTCGGGTCGTCTGAGATTTCAACAGCGTGCTGCCAGAGCCAGTGCTGATACCTCTCCTCGTGGTTGCCGGTCTTGAAGATGATGCGGACGCCGGGGAACTGACTGCGAAGCCACGCGAGCAACTGGCGGCATGCCTCGCCCTCGGCTTTGAAGTCCCGCTTCTTCGGGTCTTTCATCCACCGAGAGATGCTGTAGAAGTCGCACGTGTCGCCGTTGAGAACGAGGCAGTCCACGCCTATCGCTTTCAGGTGCTCGACGGCCTTCGTCAACGCGAGCTCTGAGTGATACGGCACGTGGATGTCCGAGAGGATGCCGATGGTGCCGACGACCCCGAGCTCATACGGCGTCCACGGCTCAGCCACGCTCTTCGGCATCTCGACGCGCTGGCCGGGCTTGCGAGCCGCCCGCTTAAACCGAGCGACCTTCTGCATCTTCTGTCCCATCTGACCAAGCTGTATGCGGATGCGGCTGCGAGCCTGCTCAAGCGTGATGGCTTTGTTCGACTCCTTCACAAGCCGTCGAGCCAGCGTCCGTGCCGGCGCGTCGGGGTGCTGCCGCACGAGCTCTTTCACCAGAGGCGTAATTGCATCAACTGCCATCGGTCTCCTCCAGACGGTAGCCAAGCTGCCAGAGAATCTGTGCGAGTGCCGTGGCTACCTCGGCCGTGTGCTCCTCGCTCGCGAACGACTGCAGTGCGTGGAGTGCCTCATGCAGCTCAGTGTCCAGTCGCTCGACGCCACGCACGCTAGTGCAGATCGTGACCGTGCGGTCGGTGTAGTTGCAGAGACCGGCCAGCCGGCGTCGCCTCAGCGAACGGTAGACCCATCGCCACGCTTTGCCGGCGAGGTGGACGCGGTATTCACGCTGTCGGCTTGGCACGCTTCGCCTCCCTGCGAGCGTTGCGGATTGCGAGACGCACTAGCATCCTGCCAGCCACGTCAAGGTACGGCAGCTTCCGTGCTGCCGCTTCCTCACGCAGCCAGCCGACAATCTCCTCAAGGTGCTCCTCGCACCCGTCGCAGCCCCAGCGATTCATGGTCAGCATCCGGGCTCGGCACTTGCACTGCTTGGAAAACGAGAAGCCAAATCGAGCAAGTATGTGATGAAGCTCAGTGCCGGGGCCGCCAAGCGGAAACTCGTCTGGCGAATACTTGTGACGCAAGGCGTAGTAGTCGTCGGCCTTGATGTAGACCCAGCCGTCTTGGATACGGTCGGCAAGCGAGAGCACCTCGTCGAGATACCCGGCCGGTTTGGCCGAGGAGACTTTGACCAGTGCGTCATGCGAGATTCGCTTCACGGCGGCAGCTCCTCTTCCTCGCACGACTCACGGCACTGGCCGTCTGGGCAGCACTCAAACGCGCCGCTTTCGCAAAAGCAGATTGGCACGGGCTGCGGAAACACGCGACACGCCAGAGCTGCTGCCGCACACTCGTCGTCAGTCTCAAAAGGCCCGTTGAGCCCGAGGCATGGCGAGGTTGACTTGTTAAAGAAAAAGCCGCCCGTACAGCAGTCGTCGTCCGTGATGCAGCCGCAGCACACGCAGCGTGCCATGTCGTTACCCTGGTGTCGTAGCCGTCGAGCACGTTGCAAACGGGAACGTGAGTCGCAGGAACTTCTGCTCGCTCGTCACGAGCGTTCTGTAGATTTCACAGTTCGTTGTGTTGAGCTCGACCTGAATGTCGATAACGCGAGTGGTGCAAATTTCCTGCATTTCCCACGAGACGAGATACCATTCCTTCAGCTCGTCCTGGCAGACGCCAACGTCACCACCAGCGATGCCGCAGAAGATGTTGCGAGCCGTTGCCGTCTGCGGCGTGACCGTCACGTTGGTGAACGTGATGGTCGTCGTGGTGTCGACGTTCCAGTTGCCAGAGAACGTCGCGGTGCGAAACAATCCGCCAGCGGCAGCGACACGCTGCGGCGACCGCCGAGGGTCAAACTTCAGCGGCGTGCCGTCTCGGTTCCCGTCCTCTGCCTTGATGACGGCTTTGGCAATTCTCTCGGCGTCTCGCCGGCCAAACGAGATTCGCTCGCTCGGGTCTTTGTTGTCGGGCCTCGTCGCCACGAGCTCAGTCCTCGTAGATGGTCAACAGCAGCCGAGAGCCTTCGACGGCGGACTTTGCCGCATAGCTGCCAGGAGCGAGCCGAAGGATTGCAGCCTCGCCGGCCTTGAGGCGGACGGCGTCATGCAGCGTGTTGCTGACGACGCGACCGAACGAGACGGTATGCGTCTCCGAGGTCGCCAGTGAGCGAGCCACGCAGATGCCTAGAGCCCCGATGGTCGCTGTCGAGATCGCGGACGTGGCCGTGCCGAGCTCAAGCGTGACGCTGTACGCTCCGGCCGTCGCCATGTTGGCAGTGACGCCGCTCGCGGCAAACTGCTGTGAGAGCGACCCCTTTTGGATTTGACCGGCAATCGTATAGGTGACGTCTGGCATGTGACTTACCCGAAGGTTGGTGGCACGAAATACTGAGTAAAGTCGACCTCTGGATGCAGTCTGCGGACAAGCAAGTCAGGAGCACCGCCAGCACCGGCATATTTCAGGGTGCCGTCGCTGTTGAGCGGCTGCGGCGTCGAGCTTGTGATCTTGGTGACGCCGTCCTCCGGGTCAATGACATAGGTGGCACGCTTCTCACCGCCAGCGGTAACGAGGTAGTTCCAGCCGACGTGAGGCAACAGCAGCGGCCAACCGCTCTGGCGGTAGATGAGCTGCACGCTGATCTGCCAGTAGTTGACCTCGGTATCGTTGACGACCTCGCTGGCTTGCTGCGCTGAGATGCCAGCACAGAGCCACGTATGCGTGGCACCGCCAAGGTACGGTGCATCGTTGACAGCATTTGTGATGGCGGCTGCGGTCGCCAACGGAAAGCTCGCACGGTTGCCAGCGATGGTCGCGCGGACTTCCGATTCAGTCGTCGTAAGGTTCTCGAAGAAGTCGCCAGCACCGTTGACCAGCGGCTGCACGTTGCTGTTGCCGCTGCCCTCGTAGTAGATGAGAGCCGGCACCTGCGAGCCGCCCGTTGAGAACGACCACACGTCTCGGCGAGACAGCGGATTCGGGTCAAACGAGCCTTCTTCCTGCGTGCCGAGTTGCGGGAGCTCGAAGCTGTATGTGATGGTCGCATGCCACGGGTCAGGATCGTTCTCCGCAATCGTCCCCTCAATGCAGCGAAGGTAGACATACTCGGGGTGCGGCGAGCCGTGGAAGATGCCGACGGCGTTGTACATCTGCTGGTGCGGCGTATTCGGGTCGTCCAGCGTCAGGGCGAACTGCATCTGTGCCGTCGGCGGTTCGCCGAAGCGGTGTTGCAGAGTTCTTCCCGCGAGCTCACGGATAGAGAGTACGGCCATCACATCACCACAGGGATATCGAGCGGCGTTGTCTTCAGAAGCTCAATGGACTTGCGAATCCCCTTGAGCTGCTCCGTCTGCTTGCGGGCCTCGTCGAGACCAGGGTCACGTCCGAGAGCCAGGTCAAGGAACTGTGAGAAGCCACCACTTCGGATGTCGGCGGTTTCCAAAGACTGATTGCGAACGCCTTCCAAGCTCTTGGTAAGAGCGTCCGCCTGAGCCCCGAAAATGTCGATGTTTTGCTGCCGGACAATCGCCTCAAACTCTTCAGGGCTCATCAGTTCGCCATTGAACTCAACGCCAACACCATCAGCAACACGACCGCCATCGGCGGCAGCTCCAGCACCACCGCCAGCAGCCGCAGCCTTTTCGTTTGCAGCAAGCTCGTCCTGCAGTTTCTTGAGCCTCTTTTCGTATTCCTCGCGAGACTTCTTTGCTCCGCTGGCGACGTCTTCTTCACGAGCCGCGAGCTGGTCGAGCAGGGCGAGTCTCGCTTGCAGGGCCTTGATTGCGTCGGCGTCGCCCTCGCCACGCTTGTTGACGATCTCTTGCTCAATGGCTGCGATCTCTTGGTTGATTGCTGCGAGTCGCTCGGCGGCGGCAGCACGTTCTCTGTCGCCACCAAACTCAGTTTCGATGCGCGCCAACTCTTCGGATTGCTTAATCAGACGCTTTTGGGCATCGGTCAGCTCAATGATCGCCTCGGCGGCTGCATCGGCCGCAGCAGGCACATCTTCGATTGTGTTGATAACGAGCTTTAGCCCCTCAAAGCCAGGAGGCAAACTGTCTACAAAGTCGTTCCAGCTTGTAATCCAGTACCTTAGAGCTTCATCAACTGCGTCGATGTGGCGAATGAACTCGTCCAGAATCAAGAGGAGCCCGTCGATGGCATACACCACCGTCATCAACGCGCCTTCAATGCCAACAGTAAGAGCTTCAGTGAGTGCCGGATACTTCTCAAGAAGCTCTTGGATGCGATTGCCGACCTTTTCAAACCCCTGAGCAAGACGAGCAAGAGCATCACCCACCAAGTCAAAAATAGGTTGCAGCGATTCCATGATTGGAGCAAGTGCCGATGTGGCTACCGCTGTGATCGACGTAATCACGTCGAGCACCCCCGCAAACGCACCGACGAGTGGCGTCAAGAACGTCTTCTGCAAAGCACCCATAGACACGCCAAGATTGTCGATGGAGTCTCCTAGTGCAGAGATGCGTTCTTGGTCCTCGGATGAGATGATGCCGCCAAACCGCTCAAGGCTCGCGCGTGCCTTTTCGATTTCGCCAACGGTGCGAAGAATAGTTTCGCCAGAGCGGCCAAAGAGCTCCATTGCCAACGCGGCACGCTTGGCAGGGTCTTCGATGGCAAGCAGCCGCTCGGCCGTCACCTGAGCGAGCTGGTCTGGTGCAATCGTGCGAAGCTCTTCCGCCGAGATGCCGATTTGCCGAAACGCATCAGCCGCACCACCGGCTCCGGTTCGAGCCTCGGCGATACGCTGGTTGAACTTGACCATCGCATTCCCAAGGTCTTGAATGCTCGCACCCGTTCGCTCAGCAGCCTCGGCAAGGACTTGAACTTCCTCGAAGGTCACGCCGATCTGCACGGCAACGCGGCTCAGCGTCTCGACCTCGTCTTCGAGGGCAATCAGTGCTGCCGCAGTGCGTTCGATGGCGGAAATGAACGACTGCACCATTGCCTGACCGGCACCAATGACAGAACTTGCCAGCTTGTCCACGACGACGGCGGCTCCCCCCGTGGCAGCACCAAGGGCGAGAAGGCTGGCATTGCCACCCGTGATGCTGCCAAACATGCCACCGAGGCCGCCGCTCGCTTGCTGAGCACCCTGGCCGAGCTGGCTGAGCTTGCGGTTGGTCTCATCGACACCGCGACCGACACCAGCGGTGTCAGCCGTGATCTTCATGTTGAGGCCAACGGCGGTCGCCATCACTCACCTCTCAGTTGCCGGCGAAGCTCGGCGATGGCGTCGTCGATCTGTAGCTGGTGCTGTGGCGGCGTCTGCACCGGCACGAAGTCCACGGGCTTTGGTGTTCGCCCCCGCTGTGAGTGCGGAGCAACGATTGCGGACGCAAGCACGCCGGTCTGATGCCAAGGATTTGGCAGCGGCATGAAGTACCGATGCACGGCAATCCATTCGCTGAGTTCTTGCGAGTCCATTCGCGTGCATAGTTCCCGCACCGTCATGCCAAGGGTCGCGGCCAATCGAAACAGGAACAGTCTCGACGGCCGCAGGTTTAGTTTTTTGCGAGCTCCGTGACGTCTCCGTCGGTCAGTCGGTTGTGCTTCATCGCGGCTTCCCAGACACGAGTAATCGTGCGGGCACTCTTGGCGGCGAGCTTCTCAACCTCGTCGCGTGAGAACAGCAGCTCGCCTTTCTCGTTGCAAAGAACACGCTGCAGGAACTTGCTGCGGAAGTTCGCCACGCCGGTTGCCTTATTCGCCATCCATTCGTTTTCGTAGCTGTCGCGTTCGCCGACGGTCATGACACGAATGAAAACTGAGCCGCCCCACTCGGGCACCTCAAGCTCAAGAAGCCCCATGTCGTCGGCGGCGAGGATCTGGTCTTTGGTCAGTGCCATATCAAGTGTCATCCAAGAGCTTCAGGGTCACGGTGTATCGAGTGACGCCGTTGACTTCCGGTGCCACTGCCACCGACTCCCATACTGCGTAGCTCGTCAAGTCTGAGCCGCCGCCTGAGATGGACAGCACCGCGCGTGTGCCGAAGTTGACGCGGCTGACGTTTTGCGTCCCAAGGCAGGTGATGGCAACGCTGCCTTGCTCGGAGCTCCACGCCACTGAGCGGCCCTGGCGAGAGCCACCAGAGCCCCACGCGAGGTTCGTCACCTCAGTGAAGGCAACGCCGTTCCACGTCGCCGTGATGCCCGTCGAGTACGTTGCCACGCCGGCCTCCCGGCATCACGCCACTCGGATAGTCACGCTGCCTCGCACGACGTCATTGACCGCCAGCGTAAGCGAGCTGCTCACGACAGTGGCAGCACCGGTAAGCGACGTGCCACCCGTGATGGTGAACGTGCCGGTCGTGCCGCCCGTGAGCTGCGTCGTCCCGATGTAGTCAAAGCTGACTTCCTTGCCGGTCTCGCCCGTGGCCGAGCCGACGAGCGGACGCTTGACCGTGAGGATCGTCGAGCCTGTCGACTGCCCGATGTGGCTGACGTCGATGCGGTCGGTGTTGCCGCTGACGTCCGAGAAGTTCAGCGTAAACGACGTGACGGTAAACGTCGTGCCGCCAAACACCACCAGCGTTCCCGTACTATCGTGAGGCGTGGTCGCCATCTGCTAAGTCTCCTGCCACATGACGTCGTATGTCTGAGTCACGCTGTAGGCGTTTGGGGTCTCGGAGCCTTCCAGCGTCGCCAGGTCGTCGGACTCGTCCTCGAGGCTGGCCTGTCTCACCTGTGTATTGTCGAGAGTGCCGCCGTACCCATCCAGAGCCTTCCGCATGGCATCAGCGACGTTGCGAGCGGAATAGTAGGTCGTGGCGAAAATGGTGTACTCCACGCTGACCCGTGGAACGCCCATCGGCGGCCCGAGCGTCTGCTCTCGGTTGATGCCGCTGCGACGCCAAACGACGAACGGCAGCGATGTGGAAGCCGGGGCGAGCAGCGGGTAGATACGTGAGCCGATCAGGGCATTGACGCCGGCGTCGGCAATGAGGGCGGCACGCAACACGCCTTCGGGTGACTTGAAACTCATTGCCTAGCCTTTGGAGGAAACTTGTCGGCTATGTCGCGGCTGGCTTTGTAGATGGCATTCGCCATTTCATCCCTCAGCCGAGTACGCATTGCACCGACAGACTGAGTAAATGCCGTTTTGATTGGTGCCTCGGCCAGAGTGCGGCCAAGGTAGACCCCGTCTTCGTTTTTACTGGCTCGCTTAAAAAAAGCCTTTGGGTATCGCGGCGTTGTCTGGACGCGAACGACGCCTGCAAACTTTCCACGCTTGGCAGTCTTCTTGAGAGTAAACGGGCCGAGCTTTCTATAGCTGGAAGCAATGTTGCCCTTCTTTGTCCTCCGTGGCCGAGTTCCAAACTCGAGCCACCCTTGATGAAATGCACGGTCTTTACCCTTGCGGACTTTTCCGCCCTGGGCACTTTGACTCTTGCCGCTCCCGGCAGCAGTAAAGCCCACCATCCCAACGGCGTTGCCTGTCTTTTTGTATGTGACAACTTTTGTCGTTACCGATCTGAGAAGATTTCCTGTCGGGCCTTTTTGGTTAGCACGCACTTCACGCTTGAGTGCGTCTTGCCCTGGCTTTGTTGCCTTGCGAATAGCGGAGCCTAGATGCTTGGCTGCGATGTTTGGCTTGAACCGCTGCAACTCTTTGCGGAGCTCTGCCAGCTCTGGAAAATCCACAGTAACCCCGCCAAATCGCGCTGAACCAAAAAACACGGACATCAGAGTTGCTCCTCACACACAGCCACGTGCTCGCTGCGGTTGGCGAACTCGAGCAACGAGACAATCGCCAGCGTCCTGTCGCGCCACTTGAAGCGGTCTCGGCTGGTCAGTCCCGACAGATAACGCAGCCGCACCCGGTGCGTGATGGTCGTGTCCTGCTGCCCGTTCTGCAGTGCCTCGGCTGCACTGACGCCGGTCACGCTCGCCCACACGGTCGTCGAGTCGGCCCACGCGAATGTGGCCTCGCCGAGCGTGTTCGTGGTC